GGGTTCTGCGTGTTCCAGTCACCGATATTCGCGGCGTTTGCGTCCGCTTTGGTGTCAACCGCTGCAATCTCGTTTTCAACGCTGGTTGCGCACTGGCTGATAGTCTGGTTCGGGTGGTCAGTCTTCCAGTCGCCAATATCGGATTCAATATTGGCCAGTCTGGAATCCTGCGAATTCTGCCAACCTTCAATAATATTGATTTCGTCAGTATTTTTTTTGATTTCGTCAGTATTTTTTTTGATTTCGGCATCCTGCGCGGCTTGTTCTTCCGTGTAGGTCGTGGTATCTACTTTGTGGTTTGCAATATCGCGCACTTCTTCCACGTTGGCTGCGATAGTATCACAGCGGCCGTTCAGGGCCGTATCAGCATTGGCGCGCGCAAGCTCTTCCGTCTTCACTTCCTGCGCAATGGTGGTGTTCGGGAAAACATCATCCCAGTCGGACGCATTGCTTTCAAGGCTGGTCAGCCGCGCCGCGTGCTTTGCGATTTCTGCAGAGTTGTCAGAAATGTTTTTCGCGTTCTTGCTAATGTTGGTGTTCTGGATGGTCTGCTCAGCTTTCAGGGCATCAATATCAGTCTTGTTGGCGGTGATGCGATTACTCAGCGCGGTATCGGCTTCTTCACGGGCCTGTGCTTCGGCAGCGTCTGCCGCGTCAAGCTCAGAAATAGCCTGCTTGCGGTCGGCAGTCTCCTGTGCAATAGCAGCGGCGTTTGCCTGCTCTGCGGCCTTTGCGCGGTCGATTTCGGCGTTCAGACTTGCGGTCAGGTCGGTAATGTTGGATTCGACAGTATCCAGACGTTCGCCCCACGCCGTTATGTCGGTCTCCCACTGCTGCACCTTTTCGTTCCAGCCGTTAATCAGGTCGGTAAACGCCTTGTTATCCTTCTGGAACTGCTCAACCAGTCTGGACAGGTCAAGCACGGTTTTCTTGAGGTCGGCGAACTGATAGTTATAGTCGGACGTTTTGACCCAATATTTAGTCTGTCCTTCCGGGTACGGGGGCAGCTGTGCGCCCTTCGGCACATAGCACTTAGAGGTGTAACAGCTGCCGTCATGGATGACAATGGTTAACGGCTCATATTCGCGCGCGTCGTCCCATTCCACGGGGTCGGCAAAAATCGGGACATACCGTGCACCGATGTACATAGACGTGCCCCCCTTGAACGGGGGCGGCGGGCACGGGTGCGGGGGGCATCCGTGCGGATGGCAGCAATCACCACCCGGCGCGTGTGGTGCGCAGGAAATAGGGAAGTCATTGCAATTACAGTTTGCCATAATGAAAATGCTCCTTTCTTAGTAGTAAACGACCAAATGCCCAAACCCGGGTTTATCGGGGTCAAGCAGGGTATCAAAGTGCAGAAACTTCCAGCTTGCGGGGATATAGGCGACAAAATGCCCGTCATCGTCAAGGCCAAAGAACACAAACCGCACCATCTGATAAATGATATCGGTCATATTGGTGTTGACCCACTCAAGAAACGTATCTTTGGTAAAGTCGCCCGCTTTCAGCTTTGCAAAAAGCTGGTCAGTTGCATCTTTCAGCTGCGCCGTCAAGATATCCAGACCATCAAGGCGGGTATCCTGCCCGATGTCGTGCAGTCTCAGGGTTTCCGTGTTGGTCAGGGCCTGTTTGAGCTGGTTCACCAGCCAATACAGGTCATACTGGTAATGGTCACCGGGTGCAGCATACGGGGGCGATGTCTGAAAAATAAACGGGGTGCTGATATCGGGATTCTTCGTTTCGTCAGACATAAATATCTCCTTTCATAAAATCCCCCGCTTGCGCGGGGTCAGTTAATGTTTGCCGTTCAGCTGCGCCAACAGCGCGTCAGCTTTGAGCGCATTTGTGGTGAACGAATTGTTCTTCCACCATGCAATCAGGGCCGCAACGGTGGTGAATCCAGCCGTCACCAGCTGTTCCAGCGTTTCGGATTCGATGGGCAGGGGGCTTTTGCCGCATGCGCTCAAAATTTGGTTGACGATGGCAAGGACAAGGACAAGGGTACGGGCAATAGTGCCTGCGGAAATGTGAAGGTCGTTCATGGTTTTTCTCCTTTCAATTGGTTGATATGCTCTAAATCATCAATGCGATGATTTGTGACTTTGATTTGTTCCTCAATGACGGGGATTTTTTCAGCAAAAGAATTGTGCTTGCGGACTTCCCGCGTCAGCTCTTCAATTTTCACGTCGGTGACGGCCTGCGATTTGCTGTTAACAATCAAGACACCCGCAAGGGTCACGATTCCAGATACAAGAGTGGCAATAATTGCATCCACGGTCAAGCCCCCTTAATACACATCCAAACAGAACTTTGCGTGATAGTCGTTGGCGATTGCCATATACACGTCAAACAGCACGGTCTCGCGTTCGGCCTCAATCATCTGTTGTGTCGTGGTAACTCCAATATTACCTTGCTTAATCCAACCGTGGTTATACATGTCTGTGACCTTTTCTTTGCCCACCTCTTTAGCGTCCTCATGTCGGATATCGTGGGCTTTTGTTTTCGTGTCGGTCGTGCCTTTGGTCGTACCGTCCGTCTGGCTTCCGGTCGTCTGGTCTTGCTGTCCGTGGGTCTCAGTGTCAGACGTGCCGGTGGTGGTGGTGGTCGAATTGGCTACAGCGGTGGACGTTCCGGTGAAATCGGTAGTTTCTTTATGCTCTCCGTTTTCGGTGCTTTTAAAGGTCTCTTCTGCCACGGTGTGCGTCTGGTCGTCAGGCTGGTAATCCGGGGCATTTTCAGGGCTGATGTCACGGGTCACAGTCTGGTCAAGTTTCTTTGTGCTTTCCGTGGTCTTTTTGTCCGTGCCTGCTACTTCCGTTTTATTTGTGGTCGTGGTGGTGCTGGTATCGTCTGTGATAGACTTTCCTTCGGTCTCCGTGTGACCGGTTCCGGCTGTTTCGTCGTGCAGCTCTGTGCTTCCGGTTTCGTGATAGTCGCCGGTCGTCACCTGTCCCACGGTCTGCCTGCTCTTGCCGCGATTGACGGCGGTTCTGTCCTGCGTAGTATCACGGTCAGTGGTGCGGATATCGGTCGTCCGTTCTTGCACGTCGGTGTTCCAGATGGGATTGTATTTCAGCTGCGTGGTGCTATAGAGCTTTTCCCAAATGGGCATGCTTTCCTGCACCCAATACCGGATTGCGTCCACCATCCAATACGGGTCAGGCCGGTAAAGGGGTGCAAGGCCGTGTTCCCGCATGATGATATGGATTGCAAGCTCTCTATCCATGCCAGCAGGCACAGCGAAATCACGGAACAAACCTTCCGGGATATTGCACAGGAGCTTGCACGCGCGGTCAAGCGCGTCACTGTTTTGATTCGTGCTGTTCTGGTTCGTTACGCTTCCCCAGTACATCGGCATCATCTGCACCCCCTTCTCTCAGCTCCGGCGGTTCGTTGATTTCAATAGAAATATCGGTTCCATACATATCATTGCATACTTTTACCGATTCGTCAAGAGAAATTTTCCAGACTTCCCTTCGGTTGTACGTCTCAGCGTCCGCGCTGACGCTTTCGTTTGTTACAAGTCGTTCTTTTTTATCAGGCTGCACCCGGATACCCAGTTCTCTGTAAAAGTCCTGCAGCGTCTTGCGTCTCAGGTCGTACAGGTCAGGCAGGATAAAGTTTTTCGACAAATCGCGGTCGAACTGCATGATAGGCAGCTGATACTGTGCATCGGTCTTGCTCATGACAGGCTTTTGCAGCTGCCCGTTTACCACAATAGCGGGTTTGCCGTTTTCCAGCTGTTCAAAGATCGTTTCAAGGGTGCGGCGGTCTTTGTCGTCTTTGGCGATAGCAGCATAGGCAAACCGGCTGTTAACAACTGCCTGCCGAATTGACACTTCCAGCTGCTGCATTTCGACGGCGTACTTCTCTATGATATCCCAGACCCCGCGATAGTCGGGGGTCAGCTTGATAACGGCGCACTCTGTGCCGATTTCAAGCGGCCTGTCAAACTGAAAAAACGGGGTCTGCACCATCATGCCGCGCGGCTGGAATTGCAGCCCAAACCCGGTAGGCGCTCCCGGCTGCACCACAAGGCCATATGTTTTAGAGTTAAACACAACGGCATAGCCCATGCACAACAGCTGGTAAAGGAACGCGTCGTAGTCCCATCCGATTTGCCCGGGGCCTGCTTCCGGCAGACCATGAATTTTATAAAGGGCACGCATGCGCTGAAAGAAAGATCGCTCCCAGTAGCTGAGAACGTCCGTGCTCAAAGACGGGGGGCGGAACCCACCGCATGCCTGCATATGATAGCTTCCATTATAACACTGATACATAGTAGCACCTTCCTTATTCGATAAATACACCGCCGTCCATGGCGGCATTGATGTACGCGGTTTCTGCGCTGGTCGCCATAGGTGCAGCAACGGAAAATCCGCGCGTCTGGCAGTATCCAGCTGCGGGGGTGTCAATCTTCATTACAGGGTGTCCGTACATGCTTTGGAAATTCGTGTCGTCCGTGGGCGGGTAATACAGCAGGGTCAAGCACGCTTCCATGGACTGCAGCGCCGTTGCGTTTCCAGTCATGCTGCCGGCACACTGCGCAACGGGGGGGATCATCTGCATGACTGCGCCGCCCAAAGACTGCATTGCAGCACCCATGTTTCTAGCTCCGGCAGACGGACTTTTAACCAGTTCCCCATGAATGGGGCCGATATCAATAGGAAAGCTTGCTGCGCTGCTCAGTGCACCACCGCCCACCTGTAAGCCAATGCCAATTGCGCCAATGGTAGCTGCGGCCTGATTGCCGGTCAAGCTGATATTGCTTGCACCAATAGCGTATTGCGACGCAATATTAGCGCTGCCCACGTATACAGTGTACGTGCCTGCATCGACCTTGACAGAAATATTGCCGTCAAGGAAAGAACAACACCATGTGACGGTCAGGGCTGCAACGTTGTTCACCTTATCAACAGGGATGGACACAGTTCCGATGAACGGCACATACAGAAGCATTTGACAGTTCAGCCGTTTCCAGTCAGAAACGGGCCACGGAATCGGAATGGCGGTTTCTCGCTTGATTTGTGAATGTCCCATAACACCACCAGAAACACCGGTGTCAAAGTCACCCAGAAAAACGTTTTGATTGCTCTGCGGGATAACACTGGCCTTAATAGGAATCCAGATGCAGGAACGAATACAATCCACAGCTGCACCGCCATACACGAAATTCTTTGCCAGATACTTGATAGCCTTATCCGTGGCAGTGTCCGCGCCGCTGTATGTCTCTGTGGTGCTGCCAACGCGGGAAACGACACCGCCGTTTGAATTCAACATAGGGGGGTATGTGTCCACGGTGTTTACCTGCGTCGTTTTGGTCTGCTGGTCAGAAATCATCTGCCCAAAATCAGCGGTGATATCCTGCTGAATACTGTCAATCAGGCGGGAAAGCGCCGTCTTATTCATGACATAGGTAGTAACACCGGAACTTTTGCCAACTGCGGACAGAATGAACGCACCTTGCGTACTATCAATACATTCGTCCGTCACATCAAGCGCCACACTCGCAACTTGTGGACGCTGTGCCACGTTCTGACGGCTGTCCTGCACACGGTAACTGTCGCCGGATGCATCGAATTTGTTATGCCCATACACAATGTACGCTTTGGTTTTCTTGATATCGTCCGCAAATGTTGCCAGTGCGTCAATAGTACAAGAAAACTGCCAGTTATTAGCATTCAGAGCAGTGATGTCCTCAATCCAGTAATATGCATGTGTTTCTTCAATATAGCAGTAGTTGTACTGCGGGGAAATGTTCAGACTGTTTAACCGCACGTAAAATACAGGCGCTTCCATGCTGCAGGCCCGTTTCATGTAAAACGGAAATTCATCCGGCAGTTCAGACAGTGCAATGCGCTTTGTGCTGTTGAGCCGTTTCGATACTTTGCCCAGATGTGCATGATATCCGTGCTCGATACCTTCGTTATGGTCTGCCATGTATTTCTCCTTTCCTATAAAATAAGGGCCGGGCTTTCACCCGGCCCACACATTCAGTTGTTGGGTTGATATAAAACCTTTACGGTTCGTCGGACATGAACATCAGGATTGCGTTCTGCGTGGGGTTCTGCGTGTAATTCATCTTCCAGTGATGTTCCGTGTTGTAGTACTCACCGGAAATGTTGAAAGGCGTGGTGTACACGCTATCCTGATAGTAGGTAGTCGCCATAGCCTTGCGGTCATACAGCAGGCCCACGACATAGGGCAGGGCGACCGCACCGCCCGTCACCTGCTTGCCAGTGTTCACGTCGAACTGCGACGGGATGCAGGAGATCGCGGGCTTGTCGTTGATGTTCTGCCAGAAATCGACACCTTCATAGTTGCCGAAACTCAGGTAGCCGGGGCCAAAGATGGCAGGATAGACCCAGCTGCGCGCGTCGTTGATAAGGGGCTGATAAAGCAGCAACTTCTGTTCGCTCTTCGGGGTGTGACGCAACAGGTGCAGCGTGTTGCCGCCGTCGTCGGTGCACACGGGGGTCTGATGGTACAACACACTGCTGTTCTCCATCAAGCTGCTGGTAGTTTCCAGCCACGACACGAAAAAGGAAAGAAATTCCTGCAGATGGGCGGTCAGCAAGTCATGCGTGGTGTAGGTCGTACCGCGTGCCGTGTTGAAAGCTTTGGTCAGATTCACATGGCATTCAGGGCGGTCAGAGTTGTACAGTGCACCCATAAAGTTGATGACCTGTGCCCGGTTTTCTGCGGTTTTCCACCGCGCAATGTCGTTTGCGATTTCGGTGGTCATGGCAGCAAGAAACGCGCTGAACTCGCTCTCACTGGTGAACGCGGTCTTGAGCTGGTTGCGGAACGTGGTGTAACGCTGGTTCAGCACCTTCTGACCACCATAGAACATCTCGAGCGGATAGCGCTTCTTGATTTTGTACATGTCCACGCTGTTACCGTCCACCAGAATGTCGTTGTTCTGCGCAGTGTTGACGAATTTGGATTCATCGAAATCACCAGAGAAGAAAGCGATTTCACGGACGAAAAGGCCCCATTCCTGCCGGTCGGTCTCAATGCTGGTAAACCGGCCTGCATAGGAACGACTGGAAATGACGGTGCGCGCAATCATGTTAGAAAGCGCCTGCAGAGTTCCTTCCATGCTCTGGTCAAGGCACATCTGCCCGACCTGAATAAAGCTTGCAGTGTTGATGGCCTGAATGGTGGCGGTCTGTCCGGTGACTTCCTTTACCAGCGCATTGGCGATAGTGTAAATGTCGGTCGGACGAAACACACTCATGCCTTTCAGTTCAGGCATGTTGGTACGGGATTTTGCCATTGTTGCTCCTTTCTGCCGTTATTTCACGGCGTTAAAATCAGGGCTTGCAGGCGCTTCGGCAGGCTGCACCAGCCCCAGAATGATATCTTCCACGCTGGTAACGGGGGCAGGGTTTCCCACCGTGCCAGCGGTCGGAACGGGTTTTGCGTTGATGGCGGCGGTCAAGTCGGCAATCTGCTGCGCCATTGCCGCCATAGAGTCAGGGGTCACAGGCTGCTGCGCTGCAGGAGTGGCAGCGGGGGCCGCGCTCTGTGCCGGTGCTGCAATGGGCTGGCCCTGCTGTGCACGTTCCAGAGAAAGCATCTGCTGCACCTGCTGTGCCGTGAATCCCATCTTGCCCAAAGCCAAAATATCGTTGATAGTCATGTGATTTTCATCCTTTCCACCGGCTAGAACCGGTTCTAACATCTACGTGTGTGAAAGTCTTGTAGATTCCGATACCGCCGCTATTTCCTAAGAAAATCTCAGCAACTGCGGCGACTTCGGCGGGGGTCTTTGTGCGGACAGACCGACGCATTTTGTCATAGTGCCCGATCCAGATATCTGCAGCCAGCCCATAAAGATGCTTGCTGCGGGGTGCGCTGCCTTTCTGCTGCCGGTTCCAGCTCGCAGTGCGGAACCCGCTGTTAATGTGTACAGCGTCGCCGCACACCTTGCGAATGTTTTCCAGCAGTTCAACAAGTCGGGAATCGACTGCGACAAAGTCCTGCCCGTCTTTACACTGAAACTCTGAAAGTTTAAAATGCTCAGACAATCGGACATTGCCGTCCACGCTCATAAAATACACGTTTACCATGAATTTCACCCCCTTTCTTGTTTCTGAAAGCAGAACAGGAGCAGAAAGCCCCAGCTGCATAGAGAAGGCGGTGTTCTGCTCTCAGAAACGCGGGGGCATGGAAAAGGAAAAGCCAGCCGCGCGCCCTTCCGGGGCGTTCCTTTTGTGCGGCTCCCCCGCTCCTTTATCATACACCCTTTAATCTTTAATGTCAAGATAATTTCGGGTCTTGAGCAGAGCGGGAACCGACGAAAAATCGACCTGTCCCAGACATATCATTGGACGCAATTCAGGGTGTACGGCCTGCAGCTGCGTTGCAGCCTGTGGGCTGCTTCCATAGTGTTCCCTACCGCTGTGGGGGCTTTCACAGATGTAGTAATGTAATTCGTCCATCTGGTAGGCGTACAATCCAGCGAATGCGAACAAGGGGGACATTCCTTTTAAACTGCGCGGACGCACGTTTTCAAGATTGTTATACACAAATTGGTTTTCCATTGCCATTTTGTAAAAGTCGCCTTTCCCCGCAAGATGTTTCATTAGTGCGGTTTGCTTGCGGCGGTCGCTAATACGGTCACTGTGGGGCATCGCGATAAACACGCCCGTATCCGTCATACACCATTCATTTCCGCTCCTTGACATTTTCGCCACAAGGTCGGTGCATCCCAGCTGTTCAAGAATCGGGGAAGATATATCAAAAGCGTTTGCAAGTAACCACATACGCAAGGGCGGCTTTCCTTCAAGCTCTCTGTTTCCGCACACTGTAACGTATGCATTCAAAAGTGCTTCTCCCTCAGCCTTGCGTTTTGCTATGATTCTTTCCGGAATAAATTCATCAAAAACAAGATCTGAAAACACATTACCGTTAAAACCGCGAATGCCTGCAATTGACGGCAGCGCCATACCAACAGCGCGTTTATTGCCTATGTGCCATTTCTTGCGCCCGTCTTTGTCCTCTTCATCTATGTACTCAATATCACCGATTGAATAAGAAATTTTACCCGCTTTCAAAATGCCGATATCGTATCCCACGGACTGCAGAGCATTGAAAGGGTTTAAATCCGGGTCAGCAGCGACGGCCTGCAATTCGTTCACAGTTCGGCGCATGTACAGAAAATACTTGTTTTCGTCAAGCATGTATTTTAACGTGCCGAACGTCTTGCCGACTTGCCTCTTGCCTATGATTATATTGCACCAGCAACCTAAAGCGGCGACGGATGGGATGTTAACCCAGCCGTCGCCGGTGTACAGGTCAAGCGCAATATCTTTGTTGCGCTTGCTCATAATTTATACCTCTTCTTCGTCCGTGTTTTCGTCGTATGCTTTGCGCACGGCGTTCTCCACGGCCTGCGCGGCATCTTCGGCAAAGTAGACACGAAAATTGTCGTAGTATTTGCCGTCCTTGCCCTTCTGTGCGCTGGCACTGATGAACGTACTCTTTTCACCCTCAACCAGCCGCATACCGTACAGGTCAATGCCGTACAGACGCAAAGTGAAGGTCAAACAGTTATCTGCGACCTGCCGCACGTTGCGCACAACTGCATGCAGATTGTGCAGCATCTCCATTGTGACGCGGGGTGCGTCGGCGGACTTCTTCTGATAGGATGCATTGTTGCTCTTTGCGAATGCCATAATATTTACTCCTTTTCTGTCTGTCAGTAATGTTCCATGTGGAACAACTTACTTTGTTGTGTTTGCTGCGATGGTGCGCAACAGATCAATAATGGTATCCTGCTTCGTCTTGACCTCTGCCATTTCGTCAACGAAATTTTCAAAGAAATCCGTCAGTTTTTCAAGCAGAGCAGCCAGCTTGTTGTTGATATCCTGCATATGTTCACCCCTCTCAGAACATCCAGCGAATAAGGAACTGCAGCCCTGCAGGCGTCGCGCGTTCCGGATAAAGTGCGGTAGGGTCGGCAGGGTAGATATCCGCGATGTGATGATTGTACGCTTTCAGGTACGTATACAAGTCTGCAAGAGACCTTTCCCCGAACGCGTGCGAGTCATACGTGGGGGCAAATGGGAAAGCCTGCCGTGCTGCTTCCACCAGTGCGGAGCGGGGCAGCGGCTGCTGCGCTGCAAGATTCTGCACCGCGTTCGTCAGCTGGTTTGCAGGGTCGAACACAAGCCCGATGACGTTCCCTGCAACATCTTCCCAGATTTCAACCTTCGTGATACTTGCCATAGTGTTTTCCTTTCTGTCTGTATTGGTGTGCTTTTTCTGTGATTATATAATACCACATTTTCCGTTGCGATGTGTTAACAAACTATGAACAATTTGTGAAAATCTGCATCGTAAAAGCAATAATTTTTCCCCTTCGTCTCGTAGTATCCACACGTCTGCTGTGCTCCCTTGATTGCTATATCCTGTTAAATATTCCAAACTCATGCTAACACCTCACTATCCACATGTTAACACTGCTAACACAAGACAGTTAGCACCACCAACAAACAGGCATTTACATACCACACTTCCCGGAACAGCAAAGCAAATCGCTAAACAAATCGCGTTGAGAACGCACAACACCCCACAGCACAGCATAATATCACAAAATTTCATATTGATACCTCACATTCCATAAGTAAAGAGCGTTCATCCGATACCCTATATTCGCGGTCGGTCATGACGACCCACGACGCGGAAACGGTGGGCTTTGCAAAGTCGGTTCGGGTGCGAATAGGTTCGTCGTGGTATGCCAAACACTGCCCGCCCGCAGGTGAAATCAACAAACCATCGCGCAAATTGTCAATGCTGCCGTCAAGGGCCTTGACACCGGCTTTTTTGTTCACACCCGCAATGGTGCTTTCAATCGTGCCGTCTGCATCGACACAAGCATAGCACTTTGCATGCAGGAACCGAAATGCCTGCATGCCGTACCGGTCGTGCGGGTGTTCGTCCTCTGCAACACCAATGTAGACTTTGCTGCCGTCTTTCTTTTCAACAACGCAATCACGCTGCACACATTGCGCACGAATAACAGCATTATAATCGTCAATGGCTGGCTGTTTTTCACCCTCAAACTTGCAACTATCCGTGTCCCAATAGATGACCTTTTCCCAGCCAACACGTTTCAGCATATCCCACAGTTTAAGACGGGACATTGAGGCAGTCCATAGACCCCACAAGAAAGGAAACTTCTTTTCTTGTGATTTTTGAATGTCTGCATCATCTTTACTTTGCAAATTCATAATCCAACTCTTGTGTGTACATTCCAGTGTGTCAGGATCACAGCCATATTCATCACGCACGGTTTTCTGTGCACACGCGCCAAAAATTGTATTAACGCAAACCTTTGCAAAGGCATAATCTGGACTGCCTTTTTCAGATTCTTTCACACGAAACTTTTCGTAAATCGTTCGGCGAAATGAATCTGGCAAAAAATCCAGCCGAAACGCCACGCTTTCTGCTGCAACTATTTTATCGTAAGTATACCCGTCAATGAATCTTTGATAGTCGTTTGAATCGCAATACCAGAAAAGAGCATCCGCACCCAACACCCGGCCATTATCAAGTTCATCAAGGCCCGACACATCAGGGCATTTGCTGAACGACACACAGGGGTCAGGGCATTCAGGTTTGCACCGGGGATTGATAATGCAAAGTTTAGCTATCCAGCCATACCCGGCCTTGATGAATTTTTTCAAATCCTCTTCCGGCAAATCGGCGGGCAGCGTTACAGGCGCACCGGCTGGAAATTTCCACAAAAGCTGCTGTGATGGGTGCGCGCTCTTGAAATCATAAGAGTTACAATTGATGTAGGTGCGACCGGCACGCCAACGCGTGCCGTGAGTATCACCACCCGCCATGCAGTGATATGCAAGCGCCATCTGTTCGCGGTCAAGCTGCAACGCCTTAATTGCTGCCATGCATCGTCGGTCTGGCATTATTTCTTTGCGCACTGCTTCAATGACCATACCGGTATTTGTGTACGGGATTGTGGCCTGATTATAACCGTGCTCTGCTTTCAAGCGTTCGATTGCTTCATACAGGCCCAATACGTCGTTGACACAATATGCAAACTCCGCTTCTGTTAACGGCGTATCCGGGGTACGATACACAGTATAATCAAGATCGCCTGCAAGCTTTGCATGTGCGCACCCTTCTGTTGCTCTGGCAAGACTCTTTTGGAAAAGCTTGAAACTGTCTCGAAATTCAACACCATTATCAAAGCGCAAATAAAGGGGCTTGCGGCTTTTCGTGTACAGACTATCAGCCAGCCCCCAACGGGCCGTTAACAGCTGCATAATGTATTGATGCTCATACCCCAGATTGTGAACATACAACACAAGCCGGTTCTTTTCATTAACCCCCCATTTATCTACCAGAGTTTCGAGCAGCTCTGCCCAATCCTCAAAGTATCGGGGGACAATAACCACGCCACCAATACAAGTCTGCCAGCTATACGCAAAGCCATCTGTATCAGTGTTGGTGGTCTCAATATCAAACGTCGCTGTCACATCAAGATAGCTTGACATGTATTTCCGGCCTTTGGTGCGCTTGACTTTTCGCGGACACACAAGGCGCGGCAAATATTCTGCTAAACATTCGCTAACAAACACGCCCTGCGATCCTCTCATTTATGTGACTCTCCTTACATAATCTAGCAGCGCTTGACCCTTTGTCATTTGGTCGTCCCTGTCTGCCACTATGATATCTTCCAGCACATCCGATTTATTGCCGGTAATGGCATCATAAATTTTATCGCTGTCAAAAAGCTTCTCTGCAGCTTTGGTGAAAAACTTCTGCACCGCCATGTCCCATTGTTCTTGTGTGCCCTTAAAACCCCGCTGCACGGCGGTTTGATAGCGTGCATCTCTAATGGCTCTCACACCTGTGACGGTGCTAGATTTCATCGTCATAAATTCACGTAGCTGCAAATACTGATGCTTGAGCGTCGTTCTGTCCGCGCTTTCTTTGGGCCGCTCATTGAAACGGGGCTTGATTTTGCCCGGCATCTGGCTTTCTGCGTACTTGTACGCGCCTGTTTTCGCCGTGTTGATAACGTCGCTTTTTTCCAGAGCACGCAAGCGCTGGTTTGCGGCTTTTGCTGCCTTGCGAATAACCTTTACAAGCTCCGCATTTGTGAGTCGGTTCGGGTCGGTCGTGTCGGGGCTGTAATAGGCCCATGTTTGCGGCGCGTACTTTGGTAAATGTTTAGCGCTTCGTGCCATGGTAGTTATGTCTCCTTTCAAAGTCTCTATCTGCCAGCCAATACCCGATTTTCCGGAAAACCCAATTTAAAGGAATCGCCACGACGGCACAGAGCAGACAGAACGCGCCGCCAACAAGCATTAAAACAATATCATGAATCAACGCCATCGTCTGCACTTCATAAAACAAAACCGTAAACATTATTGATACACCTCAATTCTAAAGCCGTCTTGCGTCTCTGTCAACACACAATCGACGACCCCCGCCGTGCATGTGCGGATGCAATCATAAAATTTGCGAATTTCACGGGGGTCTACATATAAGCAGCTTGATGCACACCATGCGTCTTTATCGCTCTGATATACATATACATGACATACTTTAAAAGCCCTGTTTCTTGAAATCATTCTTGTTATATCTCCCTTCGTTATGCTGCAAATGCCGCATTGCATTTCTGTATTCGATAAATCCTTTATCCGTTGCATACGCGGTCAAAATATCGTGTTTTTCGTCGTATCGGGCCGAACGAATTTTGATATTCTGCCCGATATCGCCCAAACGACTAAAATAGTCGTTCATAATTTCAGACCCGCCCCACAGCACGCGGCAGCGGGTCAGATGGTCGGACGTGCCTAAAGTGAACTTGTGATATTCGCGTAATGTCATACAATTTTCACCTCTTCTGTGTCTCCGGTTTTAATGTTGCGGCGCTTGTACACGCTCCTTTCTATACTTATTATAGCACAAGCGGCGTGCATAGATGTTAACAAATCATGAACATTTTGCATCACTACTTTACTGTAGTGAAGTATTGGAACCGATTTGACACGTTCGGCATTGTGCACAAAATGAGTGAAAATATTGGGGGGAAATTTCGGCGCGCTTTAGCACTTTAAAG